AATAACATTGCTGAAGTTCGTTTAGATTGCGTTGCCTTTGTATCTCCACAAGATAATTCTTCTGGCGATGTAATCATTGGTTCTTCTTCAACTGAATCTACTGCTATCACTACTTACCGTGATGCACTTCCATCTAGCTCTTATGCTGTTATGGATTCTGGTTACAAGTACCAATACGATCGCTACAATGACAAGTATCGTTACATCCCATTGAATGGTGATGTGGCTGGTCTATGTGCTCGTACTGACTACACAAATGATCCATGGTTCTCTCCAGGTGGTCTAAATCGTGGTCAAATCAAGAACGTGGTTAAGTTGGCATTCAATCCAAACAAAACACTTCGTGATGTACTTTACAAGAAGGGTGTTAACCCAGTGGTTACATTCCCAGGAGAAGGTACTGTATTGTTTGGTGATAAGACTCTATTGGCTAAGCCAAGTGCGTTTGATCGTATCAATGTGCGTCGTCTATTCATCGTTATGGAAAAAGCGATTGCAACTGCTGCTAAATTCCAGTTGTTCGAATTCAACGATGGATTTACTCGTGCACAGTTCAAGAACTTAGTTGAACCATTCCTACGTGACGTACAAGGTCGTCGTGGTATTACTGATTTCGTTGTTAAGTGCGATGAGTCTAACAACACAGGTGAAGTTATCGATCGTAACGAATTCGTTGCTGATATCTTCGTTAAGCCAAATCGTTCTATCAACTTTATCACTCTCAATTTCGTTGCTGCTCGTTCTGCGATTAACTTCTCAGAAATCGGTGCGTAATTCAAGATAAATAAAGAAAAGAACAAGGAGAATTAAATGGCAAATATTGCTGATTTCAAAGCGCAGATGATTGGTGGCGGTGCTCGCCCTAATCAATTCCGTGTTGAACTTTCATTCCCAACTTATGTTACATTGGGTGTAGTTGCAGGACAGCGTGCACAGTTTTTGTGTAAAGCTGCTCAACTACCTGCTTCCACTATCGAAACATTACCTGTTTTGTTCCGTGGTCGCCCAGTTAACTTTGCTGGTGAAAGAACTTTCCAACCATGGACTGTTACAATTTACAACGATACTACTTTTGGTATTCGTAATGCACTAGAGCAATGGCAATCTGGTATTCAGAACTATAACACTACTAATGGTCGTGTTAATCCTACTGACTATCAAGTTGACTTAAATGTTCATCAGTTAGATCGCAATGGTGCAATTATCAAGAGTTATACTTTCGTTGACGCTTTCCCAACTACAATTTCTGCAGTTGGTCTAGATTACGAACAACAAAATGCAATTGAACAGTTTGACGTAGAGTTCCAATACAACTACTTTACATCAGCTACTGGTGCAGCTTCTGGCTTTGGTGTCAATGTTTCTATTGATACTCCAGTTGGTAGCTTCCCACTTTAATAATTAACTGAAGGTTTTTACATTATGCAGATATTTGGGTTTGAGATAAAACGCAAAGAGAATGAGGTGCTACCTAGCGTAGTACCTCCTTCCGCACAAGAAACAGGCGCAACCGTAGTAAACACTGGTGTAAATGCTGGTGGTTATTACGGTATGGTCATGGATCTTGAAGGTGTTATTAAAAACGAAAATGACCTAATCCGTCGTTATCGTGAAGTTGCTCAATATAGTGATTGTGATAATGCAGTTGAAGATATCATTAATGAAGCAATTGTTGCAGACGAAGAACGTACTTCTGTCGAAATTATTTTAGATGACGTAAAAGTATCTTCAACAATTAAGTCTAAGATTAGAGAAGAATTTAATAATATTCTTCGCATTCTCAAGTTTAACGAGAGAGCGCATGAAATCTTCCGCAGTTGGTATGTTGATGGAAGATTATATTATCAAATTCTTATTGATGAATCAAGAGTTAAAGATGGTATCGTAGAATTACGTTACATCGATCCTCGTAAGATTCGTCGTATTAAAAATGTTAAGAAACAAAGAACACCACAAGGTGTTGAAGTTGTACAAGAAGTAGAAGAGTATTATCTTTACAACGACAAGGGTATCACTGAGCAAACAACGCATGGTGTTAAACTTGGTTTAGATTCAGTAGTCTATTGCCCATCAGGTTATGTAGACTCAAATACTGGAATGGCAATGTCTTATTTACATAAGGCAATCAAACCAGTAAATCAATTAAAGATGATTGAGGATTCCCTTGTCATCTATCGTATTAGCCGTGCACCTGAACGTAGAATTTTCTATGTCGATGTAGGTAATTTACCTAAGTTGAAAGCAGAACAGTACGTTAATGATATCATGAACAAGTTCCGTAACAAGATTGTTTATGATGCAACAACTGGTGAGACACGTGATGATCGTCGTCACTTATCAATGATGGAAGATTTCTGGATGCCTCGTCGTGAGGGTGGTAAAGGTACTGAAATTACTACACTTCCAGGTGGTCAGAATTTAGGAGAGATTCAAGATATTGAATACTTCCAAAATAAACTTTATCATGCATTGAATGTTCCAATTAGCCGTATGCAACAACAGCAAGGTTTTAGTATTGGTCGTTCAACAGAAATTAGTCGTGATGAAGTTAAGTTTAATAAGTTTATTGTTAGACTACGTAAGAAATTTAGTATGTTGTTCTCACATGCGTTGAGAGTTCAGTTAATCGCTAAAGGTGTTATTCGCCCAGATGAATGGGATGACATCCAATTTAATATCAAATATGATTATCTTGAAGACAATCATTATGCTGAATTAAAAGATTCTGAAATTCTACAACAAAGAATGGGATTGTTACAGTTGATGGATCCATACATTGGTAAGTACTACTCAATGGAATGGGCTCGTAAGAATGTTCTTCACCTCGATGAGAAAGATATCAAAGAGATGGAGCAACAAATTGCTAACGAGAAAGATCAAATGATCGCCAACGCTGAAACCCAAGGACAGATACAATTAGCAATGCAGCAACCGCAAATGGATGCGCAAGCTGAACAGCAACAACAGGCAATGCAACAGCAACAAGCTGCACAACCTCAGCAAGATCAAGGTGCTCCTGATCAACAAGAAGCTGATGCTGAAGCAGAACAAGATGCTGGACAAGATACACAACAAAGCAAAGGGAAAGTTACCAAATTAAAAACTGGTACTTGGCCAAATTAATAGGAGAATATTATGAGTGAAACAGTACAAAATTTAGTCCACGCAATTAGAGCTGGCGATGCACTTGAGACAGAACAAGCGTTTGCAAATGCAATGGCAGAAAAGTTATCTACTCGTTTAGATGATATGCGCCAATCAGTTGCACAGAGTATGTTTGCCCAAGCAACAGAACAAGAAGCTGAGCCAGTCGCTGAACCTACTACGGAAGAGTAATGCGTTACTACGAATTTACAAAATCTCTAAAACGATCTGATGTTGTTGAAAGCATCAGATCCTATCTTCAGTTAATCGAAAGAACTGAAGACGATAAGATTTTGATAAATGGTATTGAAACAGAATTTACGAGTTTAGAAGAAGCAAGACAATACATTAAACAAGACTACATTTCGCATCAGTTAGAAGAACAAGTATCAAAAGACTTATACGAGGAACTATCAGAACATACTGTCGCAAATATTATTAAAGAATATCACGATATTAAAGTTACCGATACATTAATCGAAAATTATATAAAACTTGCTTCTTCTCACATGTTTAGTGTAGACCCAGTTGTTCAAGATATCCGCTCTCTTAATAAACTGGATAGATTGGTTGAGGGTAAATTGCATTATGTTCTTAATGATGAGTCAATTGTAACTATTGACGAGCGTACACAATTGCGCCTAAATAACTTATTACAGAATCAAAAAGAAATTATTGAGTATATGAGAGAATCAAAAGAGAACTTCTTTCATGTGCTTAGCAAATTAGAGGAATAATAAAATGGCAATGACCATCACTACATTAAAGAATACAAACCAAGAGACTGTGATTCATTTTGCATCTTCTCTTGCAGAGTCTGGCACTATTACTATTGCCAACTTAACCGCAACAAGCCAAGCAAGAAATGCTGACACACCTGCTGTTAATATTGTTAAATGGCAAATCACTGGCGAGTTGGCTTCAAAGGTTACTATTGTCCGCAATAGTAAAAATGTTATTGCATGCGCACCTGAGAATGCTCCTTATGCTGAATTAAATGCATGGGGTATTCCACTTACTAATGATAACACTTCTGACATTGTTATCACTAATGGTGCAGCAAAAGATGTTACTGGTATTTTAGTTCTTCGTAAAGTTGCTGGTTGGTCTACTAAAGTTGAAGACGCTACTTATGGTGCTTACGATGATCCTACTCGTGTTGGTGCTTCTACCACATTAAGTGGTTCTCCAGATAAGGTATAATCATGAGACTAATTAGAGAAGTTTTCGAACAAACAAATACTATTGTTGAGTCTAAAC